TGGGCCAGCATACTTTATACAGAATTATTTTCACATACAACACCCTGTCAGGGGTAGCATCTTACTTAATCCGTTCGACTACCAACTTGAGTTAATCGACTCGTACATTACAAACAGATTTAGCATGAATTTAATTGCCCGACAAATGGGTAAGACAGCAGTGTCAGCAGGTTACATATTATGGAATGCTATGTTTACCGCAGACCAAAATATTGTTGTTGGTGGTAACAAACTAGCGACAGCAAAAGAAATAATACACCGTGTACTGTACGGCTATGATAATTGCCCTGACTTCCTTAAAGAGAAATTACTCGTCCGTAATAAAATGGAATTAGGATTCGCTAATGGCAGTAACATCTACGCGCAGACAGTTAATCCATGTATGGGCCGAGGGCATTCTATCAGTCTTCTTTACCTAGATGAATTTTCGTATGTTAATAGCGCAGACGCAAAACAAGCATGGCAATCTATTCGTCCATCGTTAAGTGCTTCTAGTCAGGTCATTATAAACAGTAGTGCAAATGAACAAGATAACTTCTTCACTACAATGTGGGAAGAAGCTTGTAACGGTGAAACTAAATTTGTGACAATGAACATTGATTGGAAACGTCATCCAGCACATGATCAAAATTGGGCTTATGAAATGGTAGCATGTATGGGCGTTGACAGATTTAAAATAGAGTACGAGAATAGGTTAGCTGCATAATGGCATACAGCAATGATACGCAGTTAATAAAAAAGCCACACAGTAAAACAAGTTACGATACACAGCATCTCAATGATTTTGCACGGTGTGCCCACCCAACGTCTGGAGCATTGCACTTTTTAAGTAACTTCTTTTATATTCAGCATCCACTTAAAGGGCGATTACTTTATCAACCATTTGATTTTCAACTTGAATTAATAGAATCGTATGTAAATTATAGATTTAGTATTAATTTACTTTCGAGGCAGACGGGAAAAACTACAACAGCAGCAGGGTATTTACTTTGGTATGCTATGTTCAAGCCGGACAGCACAATCCTGGTAGCCGCGCACAAGTTCAGTGGTGTTCAAGAAATTATGCAGCGTATTAGATACGCTTATGAATTATGCCCGGACCATATACGTGCCGGGGTTACCTCGTACAACAAAGGATCAATGGAGTTTGACAACGGTAGCCGTATTGTAGCGCAAGCAACAACAGAAAACACCGGGCGTGGTATGTCTATAACATTATTGTACTTAGACGAATTCGCGTTTGTCAGACCTACTATTGCGAAAGAGTTCTGGACTTCGATATCTCCTACACTGTCGACAGGTGGGGGAGCTATCATAACAAGCACGCCAAACAGCGATGAAGATCAATTTGCGATACTTTGGAAAGAAGCCAACAAGTGTGAAGATGCTTATGGCAATGTTACTCCATTGGGGATTAACGGATTCCATGCGTACTCAGCAGACTGGAGACGCCATCCAGATCGAGATCAGCAATGGGCGGATGAAGAAATGGGGCGTATCGGGGAAGAACGTTTCCGACGTGAGCACTTAAACGAATTTTTAATATACGACGAAACACTTATCGCAGCCACTACACTTATCGATATGGAGGGTATAGAACCGATCCGCAGATCTGGGCAAGTACGCTGGTATTCGGAACCTAAGCCTGGTATGATTTATACAGTGGCACTTGATCCAAGTCTTGGCACAGGGGGAGACCCAGCTGCTATACAAGTATTTGAAGCTAATACAACTACACAGATAGCAGAATGGAAACACAATAAAACTACAGTACCGGAACAGATCCGCATTTTGTCTGACATTGTCAGATACGTAAGTGAGAAGTGTCAAGACCCCAATAGCGTTTATTACAGCTTAGAAAACAATACTCTCGGTGAGGCAGCATTAATAAGCATAGAAGAGTACGGCGAGCAGAACATCCCTGGGGTATTTCTAAGTGAGCCCAAACAACAAGGTGCAACAAGACGCTATCGCAAAGGGTTTAATACTACAAACAAATCGAAGTTGGCAGCGTGTGCAAAATTAAAAACTATGGTCGAATCGAAAAAGATGACAATTAATAGCAAAAGTCTTATTTCTGAATTCAAGTACTTTGTGGCACTTGGTGTAAGCTATTCAGCAAAACCCGGTGAGCACGATGAC